CCAATCACTCTCCGGATGGCTTTAATTGGGGCTACACAGGATCCGGCCCGGCACAGCTTGCCCTTGCCATTCTAATGGAATTCACAGACGAAGATACGGCCGTAAAGCACTATCAGCAATTCAAATTTGAAGTGATCGCCGGGCTCGAGCAAGCTAAAGATTTTGAGATGCCTACTTCGAAAGTAAAGGAGTGGCTTATCAGTAGAAAGGTAAAAGTAGAAAATGATTAGAAACTTTCTTTGCTTCCTAGGAATACATTTCTACAAGAAAACGCAAAGGAGCATTGCCACATATCGATGCACGAATTGGAGATGCGGCGTGGTGAAAGTAAAAGCACATTGATAAAAGATTAAGCGTATACTGTAGCCATCAGAGAAAGAATACTTTCCTACATGGCACTCTACCGCTAGGCTCTTCGAGGAAGAATCAACATCAGAAAAAAAATCATCATCATAGCCATCATTGCAGCTCTTGCTTTCTTGGCTCTCATACCCACAAGGCTTTCGTCAGCGAAAGCAGAGGAGAATATTGTGCCGGTAGTAGTAGAGATCATCCCTGAAGACATACCGGGCAAGGTAGATTACTATGCCGACAAGTACGGCGTCAGTCGTAAGCTTGCGCACTACATAGCTTCGAATGAAAGCCGATATAGGCCGGATGCGATAGGCGACATGAATATCACCTGTAAGCGCACCGGCGATCCTATACGCGCTCGAGGTGTTTATCAAATCACCGAATGCTACTATCCGGAAGTGTCAGATGCGCAGGCCTTTGATGCCGACTTCAATATCAATCTAGGCATATCAATAATTGCTAAGGGCAAAGCTGTCTGCATGAGCCAGTTTACGACTTGTCGCAATTATTACGCCGGCGAGTAGAGCTACTTCTTCTTTCCGTAGAGTCTCAAATACTCTTCCTTCGGCATAGGTACCGGGATCTTTTTTCCTATATTAAATTTAGATCGCTCATCCGCTTCGATGCCCCACCATTTGTAATCTGTGCGCATGGCAGTCCAGTAGCGATCTACATCATCGTACTGCAGGAGCTCAAAGTTTGATTCCAGTATTGTTTTTTTGAATGCTTTTCTTATTGACGGAATCAAAAGGAGAATCGATAGCACTGTGGCCATCTTTGTGAATTTCCACGATACAGAGCCCTCGTCCCTATCTCGAGCTATTTTTGAAAGCCTGCGTAGCTCCCGAATAGGCCGATTCGCAAGTGCTTCCTTCGTCGTCTCACTCATCAGATCCTCTAAGCGGAATCTGTAGGCATTATCGTACTCTACCATGTGAGATGATATGGCCGAGAATTGCTCGGAATTCCCCTCACTGATCCCGAGGTTATTCGTGAAACGCTTTAGGATTGACCGGACCTCTCGGGCGATAGGTAGCATGTATTTAGGCTTTAAGATAAAAGGGCTGAATACCTTCCAACAGATACCATTGTAGCTTCCCATTAGCTCCTCAAGCGTGGCCACGCGCCACTTCCTAGGTCTAAAGACGATAAGTACCACCCCGAGGATAAACTCTGGCCGTAGGGCTATTTTTAGGGCTTGAGTGACGATCCTTTTGATCACATTGAGAGCGAAGAGCGCGTCCGGCGTACCCATGCCCTTTTGGTGATACTCTGCTCCCCGGATCCATACTCGGGTACCATCTTCGAAATCTACCTTATCAATTACATAAAAAGAATTCCCCTCATTCACGATCTGCTCGATCCCGGAAGGATTCTCAAGAATTTCTTTGGGCATCATATACGAATTATTGTAGCACGAAGGCTTCCGCAGGCAAGTTGTACCTATCCACTTTAAGCCAGTAATGCAGGCGTTTGATTTCGGACCGCAGACAGCTTATTTCTTCGGCAGTGAGATGCTCCTTTTTTATTCTCTGCTCGAGAGCGAGGATGTGATTTCTCACATGATCGAGATATTTCACAGGATGCACGATCTTGTGTTTGCCGGCTTGAATCTTGATGTGGTAGTAGACTGTGCCCTTTGTGACTTTGAAATCTTTTGAAAGCTGCGATACACCAATGTGGCCGTCGTAATAATCGGCCAGAAGATCGTCGATATCTTGAGGCGTTAGCTTTTTCATTTACATAAATTTAAATGTCTATCTTGGTGAATATTGAAGCGGTATCTACCGTATAATAATTAGGTGTAAGTGTTGTGGAATTTCCAAGCACTAATGACCCTGCCACTTGATACGTTATAGATGTTGATTGTATTGTGCCAGAGCTATTATGTTTTCGTATTTTAGTATCAGAACCCATACCATAGATATTTCCCGAAGCATCTACAGCATACAGTGAATCAAAGTACGATGATGTCGATCCACATGTAATCTCTGTGACATATGTAAGAGTCGTGCCCGAAAGAGTATACTTTGAAATTATGTGTTGGCTTGTGGAATTGTTTGCTTTATTTGTGAAATACCAATCAGTGCCATTAGGTGCCACTGCAAAATACATATGATCATCTGTAGTGCCGGCCGTTTGCCCTGAAAAAGTCATTAGTGTCCCACCGGCAGCAATGTTTGTTTTATCGTAGCGATACATCCTAAGCGCTCCGGACATTGGAGTATCACGAAGAAGTGCATATACATAATCTCCAACGATTGCTACACTAAAAATAAAATCGGCAGCAGCCCAATCACCAGTCACGTCGTAAGTTTGTGGGATGCTTCCATTTATGTGCACCCTAAGATTCACTCCACCATCAGAATAAGCGTAATCAAATTGCGTATCACTTGAAGTATATCTTGTAGAGCTGTGAGCACCTCCTAAATATTTTAAGGAGATATACTTCATTATTAATTGGAGATCTGCTGCTAGAATTGTATTGCCTGCTTTTACTGCCATATGTTTAAATTATATAATTAAGTGATTGTCAAAGCTACTTCGATAGTAGTGTCTTCATTTGTGCCCTTAGTATACACGCTTCCGAAAAGGGCATGATTGAAAATTTTTCCATTGTTTACTGAAGATGTACCATCGATAAAAGTACCCACTTCGTAATAGCTGCCATTAGTAAGATCTCCAGAGGCAAAAAAGAATCGCAACGTGAGCACGTTTGAGGCCACTGTGCCGGTAGCCTTAGCAGCTCTCGCCACCGCAGCGCCAAGCTGCGTATCGGACGCGGCCGGGGCAGTAGAAGATGTGCCTATATCCAAATGGCTGATATTCAAAGTATAGGTATTGTCAGCATTCAATCGATCTAAAATCAGATCCTTGCCGGTATTCGTGCCAAGCATCACAAGATTCTTGTACCATTTAGAAATTCTCTTCACTTCTCCAGTGAGACTGTCGGTTGTAATGATTCGTACTTTACCTTTCATTCCGATATGAGAATTTATTTTCATGGTGTTATTATATCCTTTTTTATTAAGAGTATGTAGAGAAATTATAAAGGGCTGTGTCATATACGTATGGTCCAGATGATATTGTAGGAGTGCCGACGGAATCAGTAATCTCCATTGATTCTAGGATAGTGCGTATTCGCACAATAAATTCGTCTTGCGAAATATCTATCTGATCGCTTGGATTTTTTATAAGGAGCTTTGAGAGAATGTCATTGATACCTAGATCGTCTGCCGTGACACATTGTATCTCATGGCCCAAATCATCGTCGGCAGGGCTTCGTAAATAAGATCGTATGCTCTGGATTTTAAAATCTTGATCGATGCCTCGGATAGTGCTTTGGATATTTATTGTCTGGCCCACCATTAAGCCATCGGTAGAGGTTTCGAAATTGGCCGTCTTTAAAGGCTGTGCATTTTTTATGAGCTCCACATCGGCGCGCAGTCCGGCCGTCTCCAAATCGACAATCGTCTTGTCAATGATGATGTATTGAAAGAGTCCATAAGAAGCAATCGATGCTTCGTCTCTTTTCTGAAGGATGAGAGGGTATTGATACGGAGCTACAACAGAAGCGCTTCCTACGACAAGATTCGCAGCAAAGCGTATCGATTTTTGATTGTAATCCCACATCACAAAGTAGCTCGTTTCGAGCTCAAGATTTTCTATTCCCACAGTCACAGACGAGCCGTTTACAGATACAGCCGGGCGAGATGCGAATTTGGTAGCAAGAGGATATATTTTTCTTGTGCCATCTCCAATTAAGATCTCTGTCCGATCTGCGCTACTCGTCAAAAGCCCTCCTCTAATAATAATTTCATTACGGAGCTGATGCGTGTCTTCCCTTACAATAAGAGAATTGAAAAAATAATTTCCAGATGTATCAGTGAGATTAAAGCTTGCCGACATCGCGCTTGATGCAAAGAAATGGATATCTTTATCGTAATCGACATACCACTCATAATCTCCGACGAGCTCCGTCAATTTTTCTAAGCATTTAGAGATAGGTAAATAATTGAATTGAACCTTGTCTATCGTCACTGGGCAATTCACATTTACAACAGTAAAGCCTGTCGAGAAAGTAGAAATGAGATCCGCAATAATATCATCCACAGTCTGCGCTGTGTAAGTCTTTGCAACTAATTGGCGATCTAAAGCGTATGTATAGTCCTTACAGATGCACTCGATATACTCAAGGCGCCCGATTATTGTCTCGGAAAGCTCTGTGACGTAGCCTCCGAATTCCTTTGTAGCACCTACAGTGAAGACAACTTCAGCCCCGGATGCCGGCTTATAAGTCTGTGTGCCAAATTTTCGTATCAAAAAAGAAAGAGTGTCCGGCTCCTTTGTAAGTACCTGATCTCTTCTTATAGATTTCCAATCGATGAGAGAGGCTTTATCTGATCCTGCGATAGTTAAAGTGGTTGACATTTTTTTACTCTGTTGCCGTAGGTATCTGTATCTACATGGCATTTATTACAAAGGGTTCGACCATTGTCTATGGCAAGCCTAAGCTCTGGGAAGTAAGCAAAAGGCTTTATATGATCAGCGTTTAAAATAACTTTAATACCTTTTTGTGATTTAGCTTTACATTCAACACATCGCCAGTCGTCCCTTTGTAATAAATGCCATGTAGATACAGATACCTACGGCAAGAAGAGTAAAGCCAGCGATGATTGAAGGAAGTGCCATTCCTAGGAATCCTACAACAGCCACAAGGCCGGCAATCGCTGCTGCCACCATAATTATTTGCCCGAGTAGCACAGGATTCTTTTCGGCCCATGCAGTGAATTTTTCAATCAAAGGCTGCACTGCATTTATGAGTGAAGAAAAAGCAGGGGCGAGAGACGCGCCGACACTCTCTTTCAAATTATCCGTTTGCACTTTGAGCTTTTCCATCGCCCCGGCTGTAGTATTTCCGAAAGCTTCAGCAGATCCAGTGACTTGCCTATGTATTGCATCGAGATTTTGCTCGGCCGTTGCAGCTTCGTCTACAGCAAGGCCAAGCGACTTTAATTCTTTTGTCGCTCCGGAGTGCACCATGATGAGCTTTTGTGTGGCATCCTCAAGGCTGATTCCTTTGTAGCGCGCAAGATCCTGTGCTAAGGCCAATTCTTTATTCGATGTAGTGACGTCTTTAGTGACTGCGAAGAGCTTCGCAAAGGATCGCGCTGCCATCTCATCATCAAAACCAAGCTTCACCGCAGCTTTGCCGGCATCAATCGCAGAATTGGCAAGGCCTGCGAATCCATCTTTGACGTCGCCTGTAGCTTTCTTTAATTGAGCTAATTCATTCTTGGTGAGATTGTCTAAGCTATTGCTCAAAGACTGATTCGTAATTTCTGTTTGCTGCTCTGCATCCGCAAATGCTTTGAGCGAAGAGATCCCGATACCGGCTATCACTCCGAAAGCTGCAGTGCCGGCTAGAGCCATCTTTTTAAAGGCCGGCTGCATATCGTCCACCTTATCTTTTATCGTTTTTGTGGCATTAGAAATAGTCTTACTTGCTTCGTCTTTTGCTGTCAAAACTATTTCTAGGACTTTACTTGATGCCATAAATTTATTTCTTGTTTATATTATTCTCGATATTCCACTTCAGCACAAGGGCATTTATAAACCACGTCGGCTGTGCCTCGTACTCTGCAAAAGTCCAGTGCATCCTTTCGCAGATGAGAATCATCTTCACGTCCGGAGTCAGCTCTGTCTTATTTCCGTTTAAAAGTACCTTGAGGGTGTACTCTATATCGTTTTTTTTTGAGCAAAATCCGAATCGTTAGATACTTTATTCACTTC